ATCTATATAGGAAATATAAAGGAATGAATTGATAGGAAAGAAGAGGAGGGGGTATGGGGGGAAAGCGTGGAAGGAAAGAATATATCTACCCCTAAAAAAATTTTTGTGATATTTAGGAATTATAAGCATTACAACAAGTTAGTATTGTAATTGTATGAATTATATGCTATAATGTATAAGCGGAATAGAGAAGTAGTATCTCGCCAGGCTCATAACCTGGAGACCATCAGTGCAAATCTGATTTCCGCAACACTATGATATTAAATGATATTCAAAAGAAATCTTTAGTTAAGGAATTAGTTGCTAATTCTTTCTATCAAGCAGGTATAAATCTTGGATTAGATAAACAATATAAGAATAGAAGTTCTTTAGTTTCGGCTGTGCGTAAGGTATATCAAGAGGTTAAGAAAGACCCAGAACAATATGCGGTTTCGAAGGATATTATTGACCTTATAGAGAAAAATCTAAAGGAACGCCAGTCTATTATGGTTGGAAAGACTAATGATAGTATTATGGCACATGAAAAGAAGGAACTATCAAAGATGACTGTAAACGAATTAGTAAACGAAAATTCAAAAAAATCTGCGGTATTACTACATAAGAAATTAGATATGATTGGTAAGTCAAAGAAAGAACTTGCTTCTATTGGATTAGGTACACTAGTTACTGCCTATGGAATTACCTTTGATAAATCAAGGTTAATACTCGGAGAGTCTACCGAGAATATTTCGGTACTCGCAAAGATTAAAACAGAGAATCTCACACCAGAAGAGATGATGGATATTATGTTAAAGAAACGGGAAGCAAACCAAACCAAAGAAACCAAACAATCATAATGGATTCAAAAGATAGATTAGATAAGGCCCAATCTCGGTGGAGAGAATGGATGAATAGTGAGGAATACAAACAACGTCTATCGGAACGACTACGTGTTCTTGATGCAACTGAGAATAGTTCCGAGGCAAAACAACTTGCGTTTGGTATTTGTTCACGAGACCCGATTAAATTTATTGAATTGTTTGGGTGGGTATTTGACCCACGACCTGAATACTATCCGAATCACTTACCACTGATTCTATTTGATTATCAGAAAGATACTATATTATGGCTTATAAATAAAATAAAGAATGGAGAAGATGGACTTTTAGAAAAATCTCGTGATATGGGTGCAACATGGTTGTTTATATGGGTATTTATATGGTATTGGCGTTTTGCTGAATCGTTCTCTGGATTGCTTGGTTCATATAAACAGGATTTAGTTGATAACCGGACTTTGGATTCGCACTTTGGTAAGATTGATTATTGTATACAACAACTACCAAAATGGTTATTACCATCACGATTTAGTCTTGATAAACACAGACAATCAATGAAGTTAGTCAATCCTGAAAATGGAAATCTTATTACAGGAGATACAATGAACCCAGATTTTGCTCGTGGTTCTCGTAAGACTGCGGTATTTTTAGATGAAGGTGCTTCGTGGGAATATTTTACAGAAGCGTGGGCTTCATCTGGAGACACAACTCCTTGTCGTTTAACTGCCTCTACACCAAAAGGACATAATGCGTTTGCGTTATTGCGAGATAGTGGAATTGATGTAAAGACACTCCATTGGAAACTCCACCCACTCAAAGACCAAGAATGGTATGACTATGAAAAATCAAGACGAAGTGATGAAGAGGTAGCACAAGAATTAGATATCTCATATAATAAATCACAAGAAGGTAGAGTATATCCAGAGTTTGATAATTGCGAGTGGGGAACATTTAAATATGACCCATTCAAACCATTGTATGAATCTTGGGATTTTGGCAAAACTGACGACACAGCGATGTTGTGGTTCCAACAGCAAGATGATGGAAGGATTGCACTAATTGATTCATATTCAAATAGGGGGAAGACAATAGATTTTTATATTCCATTCGTAACTGGGGTTGCTCCTTCACAGTCAATTGGATACACAAAAAAAGATTATGCCATTATAGAATCTCATAAAAATTGGCACAACGCAGTTCATTTTGGAGACCCTGCAGTACGATTTGGTAATCAGGTTACTGACAAAACGGTGTTATCTGTATTACAAGATAATGGAATACGGATAAACTTCTTAGAGGATTCTAAAGACTTCTCTTCTCGTAGAAATTCAACAAAAGTATTTTTACGCAATATGGTACTTGACACAAATGAGAATAATAAGTTATTTGCAATCGCAATTGAGAATGCAAGTTATCCGAAAATGAGAACTGGTGGAGGAGAAGAGATTAGAAGTATCGCACCAAAACACGATTGGACTTCACACTTTAGAAGTTCATTGGAATATATGGCGGTTAATTACTTAAATAGGAGACATAGTCGTCAAGTAAAAGATAAGTTTTCAAAACAAAACAATGAAAAAAGAACAATCGCCTATTAAAAATAAAAAATTGATTAGTGAGTTCCATTCGTTCGTATATGAAATACAAGATGAACACGGAACAAGAACTGTTGAAGAAACACAAAAGGTTGAAATAGAAAATAGTAACAGTAATCAAATTGGATTTAATTATGAAGAGTCAAGCGTTCAAAAGACTGGAAAGAGAACTACCAAGAATAAGCAAACACCTAAAGCTAAAAAGAATTAAGTTGGGTTTTTATAGGATATTTTTTAGAGATGCCTATATACACGAAGTATATGAAGAGATGCCTATGGTTGGGTATGATTTTGAAGCAGATGACTCAAGGTTTGAAGACCAGAAATACTATGAGGAATTTGAGGATAATACAGAACTTATACGGAAAGTAAAAAATTATGTTGAGGGATATTATGAGTCAATACAAAGAATAAGAACGAGAACATATATGATGAAGAACAATTATGAATTTTATAAAGAGGCAACGAACGCCTATAAACAATTAGTTGTCAAATAATTTGAAATCTGTTGTATAATATAAATGATGGAACAAACTACAATTTTAGATGAAAATAAAAAGGACGAACAATCCTTTGTATATTCATACTCTGACAAGGAACAAGAGGTCGTATCGTCTACTTTTAGTAAATTTAGAGACACGGCAGATTCACGCAACCAAGGATTTGCGTATTTTGATGGACGTGATTTAATTAGTTTTATTGATGATAATGTACGGCGTTGGTTTACTACTGTTGATGAAAGAGATGGTATAGAGGATTGGCAAGCAAGGGTATTTGACCCATTCACACGAAATAAGGTTATCGCTATTCTTGGTAAGGTGTCTTCTGCTATTCCAAAAGTAGAATTTTTACCCGTTGGAGATGAGGACACACGAAGGACACAAATACTTGGTGATATTTTTGAATATACATTAAACATTGATGATGACGAAGAGTTAATGTTTTTTGCGTTATTGGAGGCGGCAGTTAAAGGAACTGTTATTGGATATGAAGGATATGAAGAAAAAACAAAGAAGGTTCGTGATATTGTCAAGTATAGTGAGACAGATATGCAAGTGAAGGAAACGGATAGAAAGATACGAAGATTATTTGGCTCCATTATTCCCCTTGAAGATTTTTATCCATCAAGTGTTGGTATACGAAGAATAAAGAATATGCCATTCTGTTTTTGGCGTTCGGTAATGAAAGAATCAGAGTTTAGATTTGTATATGGACATTATGAGAAATCACAATATGTAAAACCAAACTATACTCCTGGGAAAGATGAGGAACGACCATTTTATCTTGACTATATTTCAACTGATGTAGGAGAAGGAGAATATGAGGTAATAAAATATTACAATCAAGATTCTGATAAGTTTGTAATATTAGCAAATGGTATCTGGTTAAATCCTATCGGGAGTGAAGATATTTCACCGATTCCATTTAATCACAAAATACTACCATTTTGGAGTGCTATCTACGAACCATTTGGTTCCGACTTCTTCTATGGACAGCCGCTACCAAATAAATTGAAGTCAATGCAAGATGTATTGAATGTTTTGCATAATATGATGTTAGACCAGTCATTCCTAAGTATATTTGCTCCAGTATTAGTTGGTGGAATGGAAGATATAGAAGATGATGTATTAGTCCCAGGAAGACGCATACCAGTTCAGGATGTGAACAACTTTAAGTCATTGCAGATAGGTTCTCCTAATGACTTTCATACATTCATACTCCAATACACTAAGCGAGTCCTTGAAGAATCATCAATTGATTCAGTTCAACAGGGAATTGCAGGTTCTGGTGATAGGGTAACGGCAACTGAAATAAGCCAAGCGGCACAAGGAGTTACATCTATACTTGGGTTATTTATACAATTTATCCGTTGGGGAGTCAAGGATAAGGCACGATTACGGGCAAAGAATATCTTACAGTTCTATACAGCACCAATGATTGAACAGGTTGGTGGTGAGGGTGCTTCAGAAGAATATAAGAAAGCATTTAATATTATTCGTATAGAAGACTCTATACTTACGACCGGAAAGAGAGGTACGAAAATTATTGAAATGTATAACGATAGACAGTCAATGCCAGACAAAGTGACACTTCGTACACAAGCTAAAATGCTTGAAAAAGAAACTGGAACACGAATTGAGAAGATTGCTATAAATCCAGAGTATATAAGAAATTTTGAATTTGATATTAAGTTAGTCGCAAATCCAAAAGTACAAGAAAACAAAGCATTAGATAGGGCATTGTTTATGGAATATGGAACTTGGGCTATGAATCTATTTCCAGATTTAGTCAATAAAGAAGAATTGTTCGCAGAGGGTACAGAAAAATTTGGATTTAGAGCTGATAAGTTTATGGTTAAGCAAAACCAACCACAACAACCACAACAAATGGGAACCGCTAATGGGACACAGCAGAATATTGTAAACGGAGCGACTGGTGGAAATCAATCAGCGTTAGCACTGCGTGATTTAATGGAACAACAATAATTTTGATTCTATGGTATAATATGATTAAGAACATTATTAATAGATTATATTGGAAGTATAACGACATAGGAATTTTAGAAGATAATTTTTCTATTGAGAGTATAGATGCGTTGTTTCTTGGATTAAGTAAAGATGATTTATTTGTTAATTTTCTAAAACATTTGATTATAAGCGATAAAGAGAAATATTTAAAAGCACAAACGGATGAACAAAGAAGTTTTATTAAAG